CTTGTCTAGGTTGTCTGGACCAAATGGCATTCTCAGTCGGAATAGATAGGACTTTTTATTATATCCAAATTCGGTCCAGAGCTTCTGAAACTCTGCTTTAGTAGCACTATAAAAACTACCATTGTTCCAGTTAAAGTTAGGCGCATCGGTTTCGGTCCAGCCACCAGGCTTGTAGCCAGTATAAACACAACCTGAGCTTAGGTGCAGTATGGGGCAATCAAAGTTACGTTCTAGGTGTAGGGGATAATTGATGTTGCCCTGAACCGTATCTGCCTTGCGTAGTTCGCAAGCATCTACATTGGGAATGCCGGTGAATCCAGCTGCATTGATGATAAAGTCAGCATCAACAGGTACGTATTCGGTGTGCCGTGTCCAGACATAGTGTATGCTCTGACGATCTAATTCAAGAGCAATATATTTTGCCACATATCCATGACCAATTAATACTATTTTCTTCATATTCACTCCATAAAGTAGAAAAGGGGAACCTAAGTCCCCCTTTTAATGTACAACGAACAATTACTTGTTCATTACGTACATTGTAACTTCAAAACCAAATCTCATTTCTTGAGCTGATGGTGTTGTCCACATAATAGTTCTCCTTTACGTTTATAAAAATACTGCGTTTATAAACTCATGTCAGCAGAGATATCGATCAACTGATAAAGGTCTGCCTTGAGGCCTATAGTACATCATGAATAATTTCTTATCCATAACACTATTATATATGAACTATGCCTAAAAAGTCTAGGGGGATTAGACGTAATTAAGGCTAATGATCTTCATTAATCAACTGGTTTCCACCAGAAGCGATTGCCTCTGAGTCTGCGAAATTTATCATACCAGCGTTTGTTTTTATCTGATACTCGCATTTTAACATAGCGTCTAAACACCGACGATATGACCCATTTAGATTTACACTTATAGACTATCATCTTCAAACACCCAGACAATGTTATCTTCGCTTACAACATAGTGTGGAATGTCATCAACCGTAACTGGATTGGCCTTATTCCAATCACAGAAGACAATGTCATCTTTTTGCACCAGGGTAACTTCACTACCAACAGCTATGACCTGTGCTCGGTCAACGTTGCCGTCATGATCACTTTGCAAAATAATGCCTGATTCAGTTGTAGATTTCTTTTTTAGCCTAACTACTAGTACGTTCTTTTTAAGTGGTTTAATCAAAATCGCTCTCTTCCCATTTATATTTAATTGCTGGTTCTGGTCGAGTTACTTTAACAACTTCACCAGTTACTTTGTCTAATTCGTATTCAGGTAGATTTGGTATCAATTGTTCCGTCGGTGGTGAACCAATACCAACTGATCGATCCCATTCTCGTTGTGTTATTTTGTTTGTCATCATATGCTCCTTTGTCATAGCCTACACCGTGATTATATATGAGTGTCAATAGTTTGTCAATAACTATTGTGATTCTTTTCGTAGATATTTCTATAGTCCAGTAAGCCCCGAGTCCAGCGATTGCGTTTCTCGGAAAATATCTGCGGTTCCTGATCTTCTACGGCTATGAGTATATGTATGTCAGGAACTGGTATGCCCGTGAGCTCTTCGTACATGATGGCATAAGCACTGGCCTGCATGAAATAGCTATGAATCCATTCGTGTCTTTTGGTTTTACTGGCAGTCTTGAAGTCTATGACACTCAACACTCCATTGTATTCGGCTATGCAATCTACGGTTCCAGCCAGACGAAGATGATGGCTAAACATACGAGTCTCCAGACAATGTATGTTGTTTATGGGGTCCAGCAAAGGTTTGAAGGTGTTGAATAGCTCTTCGGTAAATATGTTCAGACCAAAGTCTATGGGTTGGTTTTTTAAATACGATTCGGTATAGCTATGAATACGAGTACCACGATTGGCAGCTCGGGCGCCAATCTTTGCGGCTTCTTCATGTCCAATGCGATTACGCCAGGCGTCTAGTGCTTCCTTGCCGTGTTCGCTAAGTATGGTAGTAACACTGGGATAACGACGCCCGTCGGGTGTTGCATAGAGACGGGTGCCGTTTTCGTTGATTTGTTCTAGCTTGGGGACTGTTAGATCCCGTCCCCCAAAGCCCAGGTGCGTATAATTAGGCACTTAGAGTAATTAAATTATTCTCAAAATGATGCTTGCGATCTTCTAGTCCAATTGTACCACCATTGATGCGTTTTGTCAGGGTAACAATGTCGTTTTTATCGGCAATATCATTTAACTTGTTGGTTGTCCAGAACCAGCAGGCACTTTCAATGGCACCATCCAGAGTTTCTGTATAGGCAACTGCTTCATCCAGAGTCTTGCCAACACTTGCAGCAAACTTAGTATAGTTTTCTTTACCAGTTAACTGTATAGCACCACGACCACGGAACTTGAACCCCTCGCCAGATGCTTCTGGACCATTGCCCATGCGGTCAGCATAGATCTTATTGGCAATCTTTTCAGGGTTGCGATTATATGGTTGTGCAGCTGCTACGGTTGGAAATCGTTTAGGAAATACCTTGCTCAGTCCTTCGGCACTGTAGTTTAGGTTTTCTTTCAGCACTGTAAAGTCTGCACTTTCATGACCACACTGAGCCAGGAATGCTGCCACTCGTTCCACGGTTGTAATGTTGTACTTGGGTAATACTGTGTTAAATGTTTCAAATAATTCTGCAATGTTTTTATTGCGACTTAAACATTTTGCTAGTTTAGCTTGGGTAAAATCAAAATTAAAGGACATAGCCTAACTCCTTGAGGTATAAATTGCTGTAATGATTGATTAAATGTGGTATTTGATTATGACGATCCCACTGATGTATGACACTGGGTAACTTACCATACACAGTAACACGTCCATCATCCAGTACTTTTAATTGATTTGGATGTACCAGACATAATGTTCCAACACCCGTGCCGTTTTCCAACTTGGTATGAGGTATTAGGTTTTTATGGAATATGTAGTTGTATGGACCTTGTTCATCAGGTATGCCACCTACTTCCATCATCTTTTTAATATCACGTTGATTCATTAATGTTACAATGTACTGAATCATCATTTCCTGACTACCCAGAGTAGTACCCGAACATAAAATGCGATTGGGTTCTAGTTCCTTGGCCACGGCTTCGCCATAGTTGGTGGTCAAAATGTATTTATTAAAACGTTCTCCCAGGTTGGCTTCAGGATCTTCTTCATTGACAAATAAATCTACCTGATCTGGGGGTGCCTGGATTTCTTCGAAAATGTCGCCCTGAAAGGCTACATCTCGTACGTCACAGTGAAATACTCGGTTATATTGTCCACGCTCTTCTAATAAAATGTCCAGGTATTTAAAATAGCGAGTATTATGTATGGCACTGGGAATAAAATATCCAGCAGTATAGAACCGAACATCAACGCCGGAATCCAGCAGATAATTAAGTTTATCCTGTTTGATGTCAGGCTCAACCAACATGATCATGTCAGCAGTTGCTTTCTGATACTTTTTCCAGCTTTCAACAAATATGGCTATGAGGTCTACCTTGTAGCCCCAGCCCGTGCAAAGTATTAAATTTGGTTTATCCATGATCGGTCCTAGTCGTAGATTAAAGTTCCATTGGGTGCAATAGTTCCCATGAGATGTGTATGTTCAATCTCTTGGCTGACTGCTGGGCCCATGTGTTTGTATAATAAATGTTCGATGTCAACGTAATGAGTTTCTGTAATGCTATAATAATCATTGATGATGTTTTCATAGCGTTGTACGCAGTCTTCAAGCAGCTTTGCTGGGAAACTCCACAGACGACTACTATAACTATGTTCAACACCAATGGCGCTTAGTGCATCAGGCATCCAGCTTTTTTCACGCTGTTTAAACACATAGAGATTTTGTGCTGTTGCAGTCTCATAGATGCTGCTATCAAACAGTGGGCTGAGCATGTAGCGACCAGAAATTTTAAAAATTCTGTCTACATTTCTAAATGCTTCTAGCTCTGCATTGGTTTGTAGCGTATGCAATACATTGTACATGATGATATTTTCAGCTGCACTTTTTATGAGACCAGTTGTGCCGCCCATCTCATGGCGGACTTTGATCTTGTCCAGATAATTTTTATGAAAGTTCTGCACCTGTTCGTTGTTGGTCATGTCCAAATAAACATGAGCTCGTTGAGTTAGTTGCCTATACTGTTCGTACAACGCAGGATATTCCGCTGCTACAACAGGTTTACCACCATCAACTAATATGATGTTGGCATCTGGATAATGACCAAGTATGCTATCCATGGTCTGTTGAATCTGCAGTATTCTAAAACTTGGATCGTAGATGCCTATGTTGGTATTGATGGCACAGGTCATGATAAAGGTTGTCTTCATGCTAGGATTTCAGTTCCTCGGTAATCGGGGTTTGCAAGTAATACTTTGATGATATTGGCAATTCTTTCATCGTTGGTTTCGGCAGTATGCACACAGCGAGCCTTGTATAATCCACCGCCGCTAGGACAATCCGTTGCTAGTATGCTTAGATTTAAAAAGGTTAGAGCATTGTTCATTAGGTTAATGGCATTCTGACAATAGCTAAATGGTCCAGAATTTTTACCAACTATGACATCACAACCACCGGCCAGGTATGCAATCTGATTAAGATCGTTTTCCTGTCCTGCAAATATATCATCGGTATAATATATATTGGTTGCAGTCAAGGGCAGTTTATGAGTTAATACAATGTTAATCTCGGGCAATTCAGCCGACAACTTTGTAATGCAGGCTGATAAATCACCTACTCTACTCTGGCCAGAATTAGCAGTACCATTGCAGATTAATATGCTGGGTCGGTCACCATGTTCGTGGAACCAGACATCGGCCTGACTGACATCATACTGATCATAATCAATCACTGGCAAATAATAGTTAGGATCTTCTACAAAATCCAATTTAAAATGCTTAAAGTATTCGCGCCAGATGTTGTGTAGGCGAATAAAGTTAATGTGTTCGCCATGCGGGAACAAGGTGCCTTGCCAGCAACCAACCCAGGTATTCACATACACAGTTTCACCATTAGGACTATTAGCTACACGTATTAGACGATCTAACGGTGGCAAACTATCTAGACTGACATGCTTGATGCCCAGATCTTTAATGATGTCAGGGTGTCGAGCATGTGCATATTCAAACTCTAGGTCTGGTAATTGACGTACAATTTCTCGCACGTAGTTTTTACCCACAAAACAATCGCCATTATGAAACTGATTGAAAAAAACTATTTTTTTCATTTAATGTTATCTTTGGTTATGATTTTAAATTCTGGGCAAGGAACAACCAGGGCTCCACCAGCCTCTAGATATTCTTGTTCACGACTAACAAATTCATCAATAAAGTGCCAGGGTAAAACCAACAAGTAGTCAGGTTTGGCGGCTCGCATTTCGGCTTCGCTTACAATGGGAATTTCCGTACCCACGGTCTTTTTACCAAACTTATAAGGACTGCGTTCTGCAATGGCAGTAATGTCTTGGTTGGTCAGACCAAAGTACTGTAATAAGGTATTGCCCTTGGTGCTGGCACCATAGCCATAGATGGTTTTACCCTCGGCTCGTGCAGTTCGTACAAAATCTATCATGCTAATTTTTAGCTGTTCCAGGCGTGTACCAAAAGTCTCCCAGACCTTAGGATCTGAAATATCAGCAACGCGTTCAAAGTTTAAGATAGCATCGGTTCGGTATAGACAAACCTGACGCAACTGTGCAGTGCCAAAACTATTAGGATTACATTTTTGCTTGGCAATGTATACGCGTATGCTACCACCATTGGTATCATTAACATTGGCATCGACAATCATCATGCCATGCTGACTAAACAGGTTAAGTAAACTGGTCAGACTATGATAATAAACATGTTCGTGGCAAATGTTGTCAAATGCCATTTGCTGAACCATTAATGGTGTATAGCTCATTTGTAGTACAATGACGCCATCATCATCTAATACTTCAGAAAGATCTTTAATAAATGTATGCGGATTGTCCAGGTCATAGAACATGGCAATGCAGGTTATGACCTTGGCTTTCTTTGTAGTAGCCTTGGCATAGGATGCTGCACTAAAGTAATCCTGTATGACTGTTCCATGCTGACTGCTTTCTTTATAGTATTCATCATCACAGGGATCAATACCAATGCGTTGAATACCAGCTGGAATTTGTCGTAATAAAGTACCATCGTTACAGGCTATGTCCAACCAGACATCATCATTGTTTAATTTTACTCGATCAGTAATCTCGGCTACAATGTTACCCAGTTCCTTGGTCATGGTAGCATTGGTTCCACTTCGATACCAATAACGTCCCCACATGGCCTCGGCTGGTGGAAGAGTTTCAGACTTCAAACGGACAGCACCAATGGCTTCGTCCAGATATAAATCTAGACTGTATTTGCTTCGATCTGCACTGGTTTCGTCAGCATTTAAAAAGTCACTGACATAATGATCACCTAATTTTAACACTGGCTCAGACATATAATTTTTCCTCTATGATTTCACTACCAAATTGTTCATTGATCTGTTTTTTAATAGCAGCTCGCTTATCATTTGTTAGGGGAATGTTCAACGCTGCTGTATAGTATAAATCGCCCTTGTCACCCGTACGGATGCAATTGCGAATGATATCTTCTAGTTCCCAGATCTTTTCATTTACTTCTTTTAATTCTATATGAAAATTATCCAAGTGTCGATCCTGAAGCGGAAAGTAAATTAGACTTAACTCTTCGTGTTCTACCCGTATGTTATGACGCTTTTCGGGATCCTTGACTCGTTCCATCTTTATTTCCAAGATGGTGATTTTATCTATTAACTCACCTAGACTAATAGGCGCTAATATTTTCATGCATTATCCTTTTCAAATTGAGCTAATTTTAAATCGTGTTTCATCATGTCAGCAACTAACTCTTCGAAGCTAACTTTAACCTGCCAGTTTAGTTTAGTTTTAGCCTTGGTGCAATCTCCCCAAAGTAATTCTACTTCGGCTGGACGATAATACTGTGGATCTATGACTACCCAGGTTCGACCTGTAACGGGATCAACACCAATCTCATCGGTTCCTTCTCCAGTCCATTCTAGATTAACTCCAATTTCTTTAGCAGCTAATTCACAAAATGTACGTACTGTCTGAGTCTGTTCAGTGCTAATAACAAAGTCTTCGGGTGTGTCTAATTGCATCATGGCATGCATGGCACGAACATAATCGCGAGCATGTCCCCAGTCTCGTTTGCTGTCTATGTTGCCTAGTCGAACTGGCAAGGCCGAGTCATCAACAGCTATGCGACCAAACTGACGGGTAATCTTTCGGGTAACAAAGTTTTCGCCTCGGCGTGGACTTTCGTGATTAAATAAGATGCCTGCGCAGGCAAAAATGCCATAGCTTTCTCTATAGTTGGTGGTAATCCAATGAGCAAATAATTTGCTGCAACCATAGGGACTGCGAGGGTAAAAGGGAGTAGATTCGGTCTGGGGTGTTTCGCGAACCTTGCCAAACAATTCAGAAGTGCTGGCCTGATAGAATTTTATTTTCTTAGTAAGCCCCAGTGATCTAATAGTATCAAGTATCCTAAGAGCACCAAGGGCATCAACATCGGCAGTATACTCGGGTAGTTCAAAAGAAACAGCCACGTGCGATTGCGCAGCCAGATTATAAATTTCATCAGGTTGTACTTCATTAATGATATTCCTCAGGTTAGTACTGTCAGTAAGGTCTGCATAGTGCAGAGTAATTTTGTCTTCGATTTTTTTAATGTTTGGATGACTTACATAACTGCTGTTGCGTCGAATTAAACCATGTACTGCATAGCCCAATTCCAGCAAATATTCGGCGAGATAACTACCATCCTGGCCGCTGATGCCAGTGATAAGTGCTTTTTTCATAACGACCTTTCATCAATAGAATAGTATAATGTATATATCTAGAATTTAGTATTTAAGTTTGAGCCAGGATTATTGGCATGAATTTTTTGCATGACTTCTTTGAAGCCCTGATCGGTTTTGCGTATGCCGAGTCTAACGGGATCGCCTAATGAAGGAGCACCAAGTATGGTCTTGAGGACCTGGCCCTGTGTTTGACACTCGGGGCATGGTTCGTTGATAGGTAGGTCTCTGTCCGCGATTTTAAGTACTCGTTCGAACTCGTGTTTACATGCCTCACATCTGTATGAATAAGCTGGCATACTATTATTTATGTTTTTACCTGTTCCAGGAACCTATCTCGGGCTAGATTCTTTGCCTTGCTTTCGCACTGTATATCAAAATCCTGCATGAAACCCCTGGCCCAGTCATTGACTGCTGTATTCCAGTAATAATCACTATGAGCTCTGAGTTTGCTTTTCTTATAGCCTGCATCCAGCAATTTTTGCATGTCCGGTCTGGTGTTTGGATCATGGTCCGGTATGTAGTCTTCACGACTCACGCTGTAATGCAGGGCTGGGCGAACACCACGCCAACTGTCTATTATATATCTAACAGCATCAGAATCAGGTTCTAGATATTCGCCAGTACGAATCCAATGATGATGTATGTCCAGAACCAGAGCAACATGATCACGTAGTTTAAGGCTTTCGTCTACGCCCCAGCGCATTTCATCATTTTCTATGGTTATGGTATTACGAGCTTCAGTACTTAATCGGGGCAACACAGCTAGGATGCCAGCAGCACCCTGTTTGCCAGCTATGTGCACATTGCATTTAAAGTCCTGGAAACGCTGACCATAGCCCATGTAGCGAATTAGGTCAGCATGGTATTCAAACTCTTCTATGCTGCGTTCTACGATACGTGGATTGTCAGATGCCAGTACGCAAAATTGGCCAGGATGAAAACTAAGACGCACATCAAGAAGGCGGCCAAGCTCGCCCACAGATCTGAGGTGTGTTTGACAATAAGCTTGTACGTCAGGTCGGCGCCAAAAGTAGCTCCAACTAGGCTCAGTATAAGCAGGCAGGATATCGCTGCCAAGTCGTACCATTCGTTTGGATTCATCTAATTCTCCTACCTTTTGTATTAATAATTTTATGCTGTTGATGTTGTGCACCATGATGTCCCAGAGACGTTGCTCAGCGACATCACGCGTCTGACGATTTAACCAGGTAATAGTTGTGATGCGGGTATTCCAGCTTCGAGCTACATCATCGGGTTTAAATCCATTAATCTGCTCCGGAGTGTCAATCCATTTGCAGCAAAACCCTACCCGAGCCAATATATTAATCCCACAATAATGGCCAAGGCTACATAGACAGGCCAATATGGTCCGTCATCATCATAGGTTGGGCCATAGTAAAATCCTGCCTCACGCGCAGTGCGAGGAAAGTTATGATAATTACTTCTATTATAGTCTCTGTGTCCTGCCCAGTTATCTGTACGAGAATCTTTATTAATTATCATTTTATACTCCCAGATAAATCTGCCTGAGTTTTGTCTTCACGAATCTCCAAAAAGATTGGAAGGAATAGACTAGCAGTAGTACTTGAAGATTTGTTTGTAATGCGAGCATTATACTTGATAGCCACAATCTTGCCAATAACATCCGCTGCTTTAATACTGTTACGGTCCTCATCATTAAATCCACTCCCTACGTTAACTTTGACACCACCATCGGCACTTTCACATACCAAGGCACCCAACTTACCAACATTCTTACCAGTTCCTTCTTCCCAACCAACTACTTTTAAATCACATTCTAGTTCGCCCTTGAACTTAATCAGGCTTTTAGATCTTTTATTTTCCCAGATGGCCGTGGTATCTTTTAGTATGATACCTTCAAATCCAGCAGTAAAATATTCTGTGAATTTTTCTCGGGCCTGTTCTAGATTATTCACCATGCTGTATTCTACAACATGAATTTTAGGTGAGTATATCTGATTTTTTAACCAATTAAATCTAAAATCATAGACTCGATTACTTTGGCCAGCTTTAAAATCTTCTAGACTAATAACATCCCAAAGAGTGGCATGTACTAGCTGAGCCTCGTCTAGTTTAATGGTTCCCTTGACTGCCTTGTTCAGTATGCCATTGCCAGTCTTACGATCCATGATTGCACCTGCGGCATCATGTACGGTCAACTCACCATCGAATACAACATCAGCGCCCGCAGCCAATCTAATGAATTCACTTTCTAGTTCGCCCAGGAGGTCTATGGTGCGACCATTGCGAGTTTTAAATTCACATTTACTATTCTGCACTATGGCATTGAAGCGCATGCCATCCATTTTAAGCTGCACCATGGCAGGCCAGGACATCTTGGCTATGAGCTTATCGTCATAGACAGATGCCAACATTACGGGGTATTCAAGAATCAGGCCTGGCCAGATTTTATTAATAGTAGCTTCACTAACACCACATCTGAGATCCTTGCCAATGATGCGTTCAATGACAATGGCATCGGATGCGTCAACACTGCCCAGCACAATGGTTAGATGCTCAATGCCTGCATTGCCAGTGACTGTTCTGCTGCTAAGCAAACTCAGTCTGGACATGGCGGATTTTAAGCTATCTTTGTCCTGGGACTTATATTGGGGGATTTTTCTAATATAGAATTGAGTATATGGATCATAGGCCAGTCTAAAAGCTTCACGCAGATCAACATTGTCTCGTTCCCGAGTCAATACGGCTTCTTTGTGTAGGCGACTAGCATTACCAGCAATTTCATCAAGAATATTTAATATCATAATACCATTCTATAGGAACTGATTAAAAATGTCAAGCTATTTGTTTAGAACCGAATGCGGTTGTGTATTCGTAAACCTTTGATTTTATTGTCTTTTTTGGGTGTTTGAGCTGAATGTCTTTTAGAATACCAGCTAGATCGTCCAGGCTGTTTAGAAAGCCATGCATGTGCCAGCCCTTGTTGCGACCCAGACTATCTATAATGGCATATTCCATGATCAGTCTAGGCGCAAGCAGGTTATTCAATTGAGCCGCCTTCGGTATCGGCTGGTCGTTTTATTTCAATGTTGGAATTGTGCGAACCAAAATCCGGATCAACGTTGTCTTCATACCAGCCAGGTGGTTGGGAATCAGGAAGATTATTATAGCTATTGCTTTGAGTATATGCACTGGGAGTAATGTCCACATGACCATCAAAAGCAAATCCTGCTCCCTTGAGGAATAACTCAAAGTTACCTATGACATCTGGTAACATTTCAGCGTCAAATTCCAGGGTGTTGCTAAAGGTTGTTCGGCCATCGTCATTTTCATGGTCCACACTAAATCTATATCTTGGTTCAGGCATTTGTATTCTCCACTATTACGGTTGGGGTTTCAACTACATTCTCATAAAACTCTTCGAATGTACGGTTTTCTTCGACTTCTTGTTTGAAGTTTTGCTTGTGATAGGTACGAGCCATTTTTCTATATACCTTGGCATCAATGCCCGTATCGGCTACGACATTTTCAATGATGTTGTTGATTAGGTCTCGTTCGGCTTCGGCTCGAGTCAGCGCATTGCTGATCTCTGTAAGACCATCTTTAATTTGTTTGCGAGTAACGGGATTATTCGCCAGTGCTGCTACCTGATTGCTCATGATGTTTCTCCTTTTTGTCTCTGATTACGGGTCTAAGGGCTGCTGCTAGTTCGGCCTGAATCATCATGGCCTTGAATATGCCACGCTTTTCTTTAGGTGCTGCAGCAATTAATTTCTTGCTTGTCTTGCTTAGGTTAAAACTACTTGTTGGTTTCATTTAGTCCATCTCCATCCTTGTTTAAGTTCTTTCAGTGTCCAGCCCTGTTCCATTAAATTTTTATCCCAGTCTTTATACCAATCAATGTCATAGACAAACGAACTGGGAAACTGTGGCTTCATTTGTTTATAACGTTTGCGTTTAAATAATAACCTGGCTCTGGTGAATGGATAAAAAGGTGGTGTTACATAACTTTTCTTTTTAAATAACTTTCTTAACCAGGTCCATGGACACTTCATAGTTCTCCCCTTGTTATCATTCTATAAATTTCCTGTCGAAACATTTCTAAACTGCCAATCTTACGCTTGTTTAATCTAATGTCATAGCCGCTGCGAATTTCTATGTTGCCCATGCTGGTAGGCAATTCATAATGACTACTATGTTTGATGCTGGGATCTCGAGTCACACCACAAAAAGCTAAGAGCTCAGTAAGCTCACCCTTGGTGACATGACGGCTAAACCAGGCGTTCATCCGCGCCTCATCTTGGCAATGTCTACGGCATCTTCGCTTTGAAACACTGGAATACTATTGCTCTTGTGCAACTGACCTATGCCAATCATGGCAGTACCAGTATACTGAGTAACTTCTTTTTTAGCTGCTATACCAGCCCCAGTATCCAGGCTAGGAATATGGTGGGTAAGGCGCTTAGGATCAACCACAGGAGCATTACGCACAACTGGATCGAATCCGGTAGCTCGTGATATTTTGGAATTTTTAGGATTTTCTTTTTTAACATCATAACGTACTAGCAAATCAGACCAGGCTTGAGCATTGCGGCGCGCCTTGGCAGCTGCCTCGGCCGTACGGAATTTAGGTTTGCCTTTTTTCTTACCCGTAGTACTATACATGGGTGGCAATAGATGCATGCTCATAATAATACCTCACTTAAAACTATATTATATAATAATACTAAGTTTTTGTCAAGCTCTAACCCATTGATTACAAAAGGTTAATTTTGCTTGGAATATTTCACGATTTTTACCATGCAACGGGGTTTGCTTGGCACGCAATCCACACAAGTTCGGTAGCATGGAATATTACGTGTATTTTACCAGGCTACGTTGTCTATTTTTTAGACACTTTCTCACTTAGTAAAGCTGGGAATGCTTCGCGTACCAGAGCCTCGGTCAGACCCTTGTAGTCAGAACTTAACTTTTTATCCTTGACCAGATTTAACATGTCGGCTTCGGTATGATGACAGCCTTCGAGAATCTGAATCCAGATATTTTCCTGCTGCAGTTTTTTAAGACTGGCTGGTCGTTTTGGATGTCCTACTTCGAACAAATACAATCTGCGGGCTTCATTATAAAGATTGCTCTGACTTAATTCAACTGGAATATCCCGATCTGCTTTATAGGGAGCTGGACCTGGTGGTAGATCTATGACTACATTGGGATCAAAGTTTAATCTAAGAATTTGTTGTAGTGTAGTACTGTTGTATTTTTGTAGAGTGCTAATTTTTTCTGCCTTGGTTGGAGCAGCTACCACTAGCTCTAAAATTTCTGGTATGCTTAGTTTCATTAAAAGTCTCCTAGACTATCAATTAAGTTTTTCATGCGATGTTCCATAAAATAATTTAACAGTTGTGATTTATCCTTGCGTGGCTGAGTTTGCCAGGCTGTTATGATGTTGTTGCGAACTGTATCGGGTATGTAATCAAAATCTATGAGATATCGATTACGTTGAAAATTACGAGCAGTTTCAGTATCTACTACAGTATGGAAATCATCGGGTTTGACCTCTAGCCAGGGTTCCATCTTTTTAGCAGTTATGGGTCGTTGACGAGCATCTGTAACAAAGGTATCGTCTGCGCTCAGTATATTAGGTATGCCATCGCCCTTGTCACCTTTGATGATGTGTTCCATTAAGTAATGCTGTATGCTCTGATCGGGTTTAATCCATTTTTTATGTATGGGGCTGTACTGAGACACATTCTTGTATTTTTGTAGCTGTATGAAATCATGATCGCCAGACAGGACTAATACAGGTTGTGGTTCAGGCTCGCCAAATAGGCCCTCGGAGCTTTTAAATCCATTGGTCTGAGTCCATTCAGTTAGTATGGCTATGACATCATCGGCTTCGGCGCCTTCGACATCTATGACCTGGTATGGAAAGACCTGATGTAATTCAGCCCTGATCTCACTCAGTGTATCAAAGATTAGTTTCCAATCAAAACCACTATCTTGACGAGCCTTTTTACGACTGGCCTTGTAGTATTCGAATTTGTCTTTACGCCAGTATTTACGATTATCACAGGCAATGACCAGTTCACCAAATTCAGCACCAAATTTTACCTTGTAGCTGCGTAGTGCATTAATGATCATGTGGCGTATGAGATCCTTGCGAATCTCTACATCAGTTCGTCCTGCGAGTTCAGCCATTAGAGTACTTATGGCAGTCTGATTAAAATCAACGATTATCATGTTAAACTTTCAATTAATTATACTGTATTATATATAAACTTTTATTCAGAGTCAAGCTTTTTGTGTTTGGTAGGACGTCGATTACGAGTTTTTTTTCGGTCCGTATGCGCGCCAGATGCGTTTCTTTTATCTGTTAGAGTCTGGTGATTTGGATCACGGGGTCGTAATAATATGGCTGGTATTTCAAATTTAAACTTAGGCACAATCACTCAGACTATCTATCCATCGGCGATTGCATTGTGTCGTTGGTTTCTCATCTTCGCAGGGATAGGTAATTTTGTAATTGGGGTCTAGGGCAGCAACTGCAGCTTCATGAGCTAACTCAGTTGTAGTTTTTTTAACGAAAAAGTTTTCGGCATTTTCGTCTATGATAGTAGATTCTTTTTTGTTAAATTCCATGATTTCACCTTGTGGGTTAGTTATATAGCCAGCTTGTGACCGGTTCGAATATTTATCTTCAATGTATGTTTGGTATAACCAATTCTGCAGTTAGGTTCCATTCTTCTACCTTGGCTCCTCTTGGAACGTCGATGCCATCTGTAATGGCTTTCTTTACAAACTCCATGAGTAGTCCATTGTATACATCATCTGGTATTTCCGTTATGTCAAGTTTTATTTTCATAGTACCCTTAATAATATAGTTTCGGAATTAATTCTACCATTTAATTTAGACTCAGTAGTGGTAAGGTCACTGAGAATTTTTCTAAGCTGAACTTTGCCAGCTTCTAAAACCTGTTTGGTAACAATGTCTGGTTTTCTAAGTGTTCTTTGCACACTGGTTTCAGGATCATAGCCCTGTAAACTGGTTCCTCTAACACTAAAACCAGCACTGCCCGTGGCCAAATAACAGCCTAGCTTTTTATTTTTAGTATTATATACCCACAACTGCTGAGCTCCAACTATGCCTGTTGCACTTACTGATGTAAGACCTAGTTCAGCAAACTCTCGTAGGTATTGCAGTTTAGCTACCTGCACACCAGCTGGTTTGGCTTTCTTAACGCGAACCTTCTGGTTGGCTTTCTTAAAGTCGGCCCAGCGTTGGCCATCTTCAATTAACTCCAAAAGGAAATTCTCTAGACGACCTCGCTGTGCTGCTGTATAACAGCCATAGGCTTCGGCCAATTGTTCATCTGTTGACACCTGAGCAATTTCATTGATGCGACGATCTAACAGGTCCTTTACTGCTGTGCCAAATACCTTGGGACTATTAGCACCCTGCAGGTATTTGAATAGATTAAAATCGGTCTTGCGACAATCATTTAATATGAAGTTATCAATTTCGCCTTCGAGCTCACCGAAGAATTCACTTTGTTTGGCCGCTAGTGCGTCCTGTATGCTGGGTCGTTTAGGACCATTATCCTGCACAGGCTCTGGTGCAACTTTGACACTGTGTTTTAACATGTCGGCAATAGTGTCTGTAAGTTTGGTATTATCACGAGGACTTAGCTTGGCTCCGTGTTCGGCTAGACGAGCTAACCAACCAAACACAGGACGCATATAAAAGTCTGGAACTGCATCAAAAGTCTTGACATCATTGGGCTGATGCTTTTTAATCCAGCTTCGTAAATATGATCTGCTGGTCTTAAAATCTTTTTCATAGTTATACCAGTTAAAGGCTCGCATTAAAGCTACTGTATAACCAGGTTGCTCATGATTGACGCTCAGGGCATCTGGCTCTTTACCATGAGCCATTTTCTGCATCATTTCTTCAATGCGTTTATTTGAAAAGATATCTGTCATTATCGTTTCCGTTTAGCACGGGCCTCATTAATTAATACTTCTTGTATTCTATTTTCTTCTTGCAATTTTGTCAAGCTTTTTTGAGTCTGATCCAGTTTAACATAGAGCTCACGATCTTCTTCACGCAACTGATGCATCTGTTCCTTTAAGGCATTGATTTCACTGACCAGGGTGATGATCTCAGTGTCGTAGGCTCGTAGCTGGGCCAAACTGGCCACGCCAATATACGCACCCAGGCTGGCCAGAACTAAACAAACTGCTGCAGTTGTCTTAGTTAACATGTGTTAGTCTGTCCAATCTAAATGATCTCCAGGCACTTTTATCAGTATCCCAGACAACCAAGGTTTCAGGAAGAGCTGTTGAATCTTTGGTTTCCTTATGTTCAACCACGGGCACAATGCCTGACTGTAAGGTGCAGTTCATGTTACGAACCGAACCGTCTGCCTTGGTAAAGGTTATGCTGACTACACGATTATTTAATTCAGTTATAAAATTGCCAACAAATTCCTGATCAATGTGCATTGTTTTCTCCATGAAGTTTTAATAGGTGCTTGTAAATTTTTACGTAATAGGCAAACCGACGAGGTTCATGCTCGGGGTTTGGTAGATTTTCTCCAAAGGCCTGAACCAGGTTATTCCAATGAAATTCTGCTTGTTCATCCGACACGTTTGCAGGCCCCGGTTACATGTTTATGATCATAGTATCGACCATAGAATATCATGGCCTTGTGTAGCTCAATCTGACAGGTTTGAATCGAATCAAATTCAGCCTCTTTGATGGCCTGCTGACCCAGCCCTGGAAATGTTAAATAGATTAATAATAGGAATTTCATACCAAGCAGTATATAGAATACCGTACTAGTTGTCAAGCAATTTAGGTGGAGTTCCTACGTGACTACGATGTATTCTGCATTGAATGATGCCATTGTACCACTGAGCAGGATTTTCAAGTACCCTGCGATGAAATTGTTCTCGAGCTTCTAGATAGCTAAGCTGACCTTTGCTGTCGGCAAAATATAATATTTCGCGTGTAAATTTGTCTGCGCCTAGATCAGCGACATCGGCCTGAACCTCGGGGCTAGAGCTCCAATAGGTTTGCCAATCACTATCTGTCTTGCTGCGAATCTTTTTGCGTTTCTTCACACCATTTTTCTGTGTGACCATTTTGTATTTAACACGGCTAAACTTGCTGAGCTTTTTGCCTATGTATTGACGACCGTTCTGTAGATTGGTTATTAAATAGATAAACCCAATTTTGTCTTCGGGTAGTTCAGTAATTTCTGCCGAGTTGAAATACCACATTACTCTTCTTCTTGATCGAAATGCTCGTCGTCTAACTCACAGCCGCAAAACGGGCAGTAGTTTATGGGATAGTATGCCTCATCCATGTCGTGACGAATCTTAAATACTGCATCGCAGCTATTGCATTCGTAATGTAGTAATGCCATGTTTTTCCTTAGTGTGGGCAACCACCGCAGTTAGGGTTGCTGCTGGGATCATTGACTGATATCCAACGCGGTGGTTGGGCTGGACAACTAGCACTTTTTATCAGTGTCTTGGCCGGCATAAAGCAGTTACATAATCCACAGGTTTTTAATATAGGACCGAAATGCTGGCAACCACGGCAAATATTCATGCGCGTCTCGGCCAGTGTCATTACCAGATCCAGTTATCTTGGTGATACTTAACAATGCTGCTAATTTCTTTATGAAAGTCTCGGCTACTTTCAAAGCCCAGATCTTTTAATTTTTTACCATCAATGCTGTATCGCAAATCAGCACCTGGTCGTTCATAATTGGTATTTATGTAGTCCTGCACGTTGGCATCAGACCCGTGAAATTCTCGCACCACAGCTTCTACTACTTCCAGGTTGCTGATTTCAAAGTTACCTGGAATATTATATACTTGATTTACGGTTCCTGAATTAATGATATGTATGACAGCATCTGCAGTATCCTCTACATGTAACCAGGTACGACGCGGAGTACCACCCAGATGCAGCGGAACTTTACGACCCAGTTGCAGGAACTTAACTGCCTTGGGCACGAGTTTTTCTACATATTGTCCAGCGCCATAGTTATTGGTTGGACGTACTATGACATATGGAACGTCATGAGTACGAGCCCAGGCTAAAATTAACTGATCAGCTGCGGCCTTGGTTGCTGAATATGGATTGCTTGGATGTAATAAATGATCTTCGCTGAAGCTACCATCGATAATATCACCATATACTTCATCCGTACTAAAATGCAACAGGGTTGGCATACCATAGCGACCCTTGGCTGTAATTAATTTTAATAGATTATGTACACCATTGATATTGCTTTTTAGAAATACATCACTGCCATCAATGCTATTGTCTACATGAGTCTCAGCAGCGCAGTTGATAACATAATCACAATCAACTAATCTGTCTAGTTCATTTATGTCCTTGTACATGTAATCATACTGTACATTGTTTTGTTCGGCTATTTGTTTTAATTCATCATCGCGTTCTGGTGTAGCTGCATAGGTCATTTTATCTACGCCTATGACGTGCCAACCAGCTTTAAGACAGGCCTTGGCTACATAAAATCCTATGAATCCCAGATGACCTGTTACATAGACTATCTTTTTATTAGTTGCTGGTTGTTTGTTTGATGCTAAGAATCCCATGCTCATAGTATGTTCAATCCTGATAATAATTTTCCAGATCCAGTATAATCAAATTCAGAATCCAGAGTGTTTAAAATATTCAACTTCATGTTGATGCCATTATCATCTATATATCTTTGTAATACTTCACTAACCTTATACTTGGTATCATACACCATGTTTATATCATGAGGTAAAGTAATTTTTGACTCTACAAAATGTCTGACTATACGAGCCATGTCATCTTCGGTTATGTAATCCATGTATTTGTCGTCATGTATGTTAAATTCAGTTTCACCTGCATCAACCGCATCCCAGAGACGTTTGAATACCCGGGTATTGGCTATGAGGCCAAACAAGCGCAGATTATACCAGCCAGGTACTGTTAATACATCTCGGGCTATGAGGTTTTTACTCAACCCATAGGCACTGGCAGGATACTGATTAAACAACTCCCATTCGGCTCGTTCAGGTCCATAACTCAATTCACAACCAGATGCAATGTTTATGAGTCTGTAGAATCTATGCTGATGATCACGCAGGTTGTCCCACATGGTCAGATTACGCTGAGCTATGAGACTATTACTATTATTGGTGTCGTTGGTTCCAACTGCTGCACAATGTATGACGCAGTCCCAGTGGGTGTTGGCAAAAAACTTATTAGTAGCCTCACGATCCAGTAGATCTACATCAGCCGACCCTTGCAGTGCAGTTACAGTATGCCAGGGAGCCAGATGCAGATTTAGTAATTGCCCAACAGTTCCGTTGGCACCTGTTAAGAGTATGTTCATTTACCGTAGTCCGGAAATTCAACTAATATGGTACTGCCGCTTCGTTCATAGGCATACTTATAGGCTGGTAGGATGTCATCTGAATGTTTTAATTCAACAACGTTGACATGTTTGAACATGCTGCGGAAAGCCTCAGCAAAGTTACCCTTGTGCTGTTCCTGTGGATCAACTGGAATCTCTGTACCAACTGCTACTCGAATTATAACCTTGGGATCTACCTTGCCTGAACTCATGCTGTGTAGTTTGTCCAGGTGATTTACCAGCTGATCGGCCGCACATAGCAGGAAGTTCCAGCGTGGATAAATGGCAACAGGAATGAATCCATTCAGTGCTAGTCCTGTACAGTAACCCATCTGAAAGTTTTCGGCCACAGGGAATTCCAATTTTTGTTCGTCGGCCACATCAATTAGACTATTAAACATGCCCGTTCCAGCATAACGAACTGCCTGGCCAACAAATAAAGTATGAGGTTGTTCAGCCAACCAGTTCATGGCCTTGATTAATTCTTCATTGTATTTGCGATTACGATCCATTAGAATTGCACCCTTACTCCAGCACCAGCGTGTGGATATTTAGTATTTTTATATTTGTAATAGACCAGATTAGGAGCAGTCCAAAACCCATTGGTGTCTAATTGAGCACGGTTCAGATACCATTTTTGTCTATTGCCCCAGACTTCATGAGTAGGGGTTTCTACACTTAGCTCATTGTCTTCTATGACGAATGTTATGGGTAGCTCCTGTGCGCGTGCGTATTTTAATGCCTCGGCAAATGCTCCAGTTTCAGCACTCATGTCACCTAACCAACACCAGACCCATTCGCCATTGTTTTTCATTTTGTTAGCAGCGGCAATGCCCGTGGCAATGCTGGGTATGCCACCAACTATACTAGAGCAGTGAATTTTATATTCTGGCAGATTCATGACCATGCTCTTACCACGGAGTATTTCTGCTTTTAGTACCTCAGGTGGTACACCTTTGAGCAAACACTGATAGTGATTACGCCAGGTAGCACAGACCCAGTCCTTTTCCGTGTCTATGCATTCAAATACTTTTAGTATCTGTTGTTCATTGCCGTCATATAAATGTATGGGTGCTCGGATTTCAGCTCTATTAAAGCTGTCTCCTATGTCCTTTTCAAAGGCCTGTAATTCTTCGATTGTCATCATAGGTATTTGCTCATGAATTTATCAACAATGGTTCCAATATAATCTATTTGTTCTAGACTAACCACTGGGCTAGTTCCCAGGAAGAATGTATCCAGCATTACCTTGGTGGCCACGGGAAATTCATCTCGAGCCTGTTGTGGATCCATTAAATGATCATAGGCTGGTTGCAACATGATGTTACCAGCAAAATATGGACGAGTCTGAATGCGAGCATCTTCCAGGAAGTCTACAATCTCAGCACGTTTAAATGGTGCACCATCACGTATGGTCAATGGAAATGCAAACCAGCTAGGATCTGATTTAGCTCGTGCGCGTGGCAGATGAAAGAAGTTTTCATATTGTTCAAAGACTTTAAACAGGGCAGCATAATTTTCTCTGCGACGTTTTTCAATTATGGGAAGCTTTTCTAACTGAGCCAGTCCCATGCTTCCTTGCAATTCTATGGGTTTGATATTATAGCCAATTTCATCATACACATACTTATGGTCAAATATTTCACCTGGCAGTGCTGGGATCCAATCACTGAATCTTTTCTTACAGCTACCACATTTAAGTTTATTGGCTTCTGGACCTACACAATAACAGCCTCGACCCCATTCACGGAATGATCTAAGAATGTCTTCGGTTACTTTGTCATTGCAGGCCACAAAGCCACCTTCGCCCATGGTGATGTGATGTGCTGGATAAAAGCTGCAGCTTGCCATTTCACCAAAGCTGCCCAGAAGTTTACCATCATAGGTTGTGCCTAGTCCATCACAGCAGTCTTCTAATAGGATTAGGTTATACTTGTTGACCAAAGCCATTAACCGATCCATGTCCGGAGGATTGCCCAGCACATGAGCAAAAGTTATGACCCTGATATCTGGGTTACTGATCAGAACGTCTTCGACCTGATCCAGATCCAGATTAAGTGTGTCGAGCTCGATGTCTACGAACACTGGAGTAAAGCCCACTTGCAGGGTAGGGTTGAGTGTGGTTGGAAACCCTGCAATGGGCATGAGCACTTTCGTGCCCGGGGGAAGGTTATGTCCGCGTTTAGACTTCAACGCTGACATCATTAAGAGGTTAGCACTTGATCCACTATTGGTTAGTACACCATTGCTTTTATCAAAGTATTTAGGAAATTTATTTTCAAAGCGAGCGCAGTCATTGCCCATGACCAACCAACCATCCAGCAATTTACCTACGGCTGCGGTAATTTCTGCTTCATCATATAATGGACCAGCATAGTTAACAAAATCTTCGCCAGCAGTCCAGGTCTTGTTGGCATTCTTTTCCTGTATGTACTTCTCAACCAATGATAAAATTTCTTGTTTCATTTCAACCCCATGATTAATAAACGATTTTTTCTTTGTATTCCTTGACTAGTTGCAGACGTTCTTTAGGCTGAGTGCCTGGCCAATGCACAAACCAATCGCCTGACTCCCATTGACCTCGTTCACCATTAACATCTACTTTTTCCTTGTAGTTCCAAGGAGCTACTTCATACATTTTATATTCATAACTGTTCATGAAATGCTGCGGCATGATTAACACATCGTCATCATACTGTTCCATGATGTCCAGCATGCACTGCTGTTCTTTAAACTGATGGCTGGCATACTTGGGCATGTTGTCCATGATGGATTGCAGCCAGACTCGAGCTCGGTCAGTATTCTTAATTAAAATACTATCACAGTTGATGTCAAAGTTAAAATCCGAACTCATGACTACGCTAATGTCAGGGAATCCTAATCGTTCTACCTCGGCGATTTTATCTTCAATGCGGGTTGTAAAGTTAGTAACCAGACTATCTGTGCCGGTCCACCAGAGCCAGGTTATATCTGGATAGGCTTCAAAACTATCTAAAATAAATTGTATTTTTTCAAAGCCTGGTTCAAAACCATAAAAGTCTTCGGTCTTGGCCAGATAAGCATAGCCATGTTTTTCAGCATACTGGACCTTGTTGCCTTCCCAGGTCTCGTCGGCTAGTTCTTTATACTTATCATTGTGCATTGTCGCTAATACTATCATGTTAATCACCATTTAAAATTGATTGGATTTCTTGCATTTTTGTTACGAGTTTAGTACCCCACAGATCCCAAACTGTGTTGTCCAGTACATCATTGTAGTCATAGTCATGAAATACGCTGTCAGGTATCTGAGCTCCTGGAGCATCGGGTGCACGATCTGCTGTTGAACCCCGAGCCTGTTTTACGGTTTTAAAATATTCCCAGCTCTTGCACTGATAATGATTGATCCTCAGCGGTGCATGTATAACAGGTTCAGCAGGATTATGACCGGCCCAGGCTGGTATTAATTGACCGGCTAGATTATAGGTTCCATGTTCGGTTGTGAATATATGTGGATTGGTTCCCCGAACTGCTCCGGCTAGGCCTCGTCCACGTACAATGCTTTTGTAATGATGGTTAGTGCTAAGGTCTGCATGACCACGATGGTTAAAATCGCGTAAAACATATTCTGGATCAGCGACATGGCCACTAGACCCATAAGCGCACCAATTAACACCAAGAGCACTTCCCTTAAAGTTTTTTTCGTATTCATTTAATATATCCTCAACGGTTCGACCTGTATCACTAAAATAAAATTCATCCATGTCGGCAAAGATTAACCAGTCTACTGTGGGCAATACTTGGGTCAGTGCATGCTCCAGCATGGGATAATGTACATTATATCCTGTTCTGTAGTGAATGTCAATACTATAACCAGCAGCCTTTAAACGTTCCCAGATGCTCTGAGTGTCATCGGTGCTCTGATGGTTATAGATGACAAAATGATTTACACCATTGAGTAAATAATAACTAAACCATTCTAAAATATATTTTGCTTCGTTGCGTTGCATGCTAGCAACAGCAATTTTACGCCCAGACGTCGTTCCAATTTCCACTTAAAGCACCTTTTGCATAATCTGTAACACGGTTTTCAAAAAAGTTACCATGAACCGGAGCATTGATCATCTCTTCGACCCAGGGTAACGGATTGCGTTTGCGTTTAAAGATGCCCTTGAGTCCCAGGCTGATCAATCTGCGGTCAGCAATGTATCGAATATATTCTTTTACATCTTCCTGTTTAAGGTCACGCATTTCAGCATTGGCAAAACTTAATTCAATAAACTTGTCTTCAAGTTCCACCATCTTTTCTGCTATGGTATATATGCGACTTTTTAGGTCGTCGTTCCAGATTTCGTTGTTCTCTTTGATAAACTCTTTGAACAACTTGATCATGTTCTCTGCATGCATGGTTTCATCCACGATTGACCAGGTAACAATCTGGCCCATGCCCTTCATCAAACCATGACGAGGAAAATTAAGAAGCATAATAAAGCTACTAAAAAGCTGCATGCCCTCTGTAAAAGCACTGAAGACGGCGATGTGTGTCGCAGTTGAAGCCGTGTCACCGTTTCTCGAACTGAGGTCCGTAACATAATCGTGTTTGTCCTTCATGGCCTGGTATTCCAAGAACTCGTTGTAGGTGCTCTCGGGCATGCCCAGGGTTTCGATTAGATGACTATAAGCAGCAATATGCAGTGCTTCACGAGCTGCAAAGCCCATGAGCATCATTCTAATCTCGGGTTGTGGGAAATAGGGCAGATAGTTTTTAACATATCCACCGGCTACGTCAATGTCACCCTGAGTGAAAAAACGAAATATGTTGGTTAGAAAATGTTTTTCTTCCGCAGTTAATTTCTTTTTCCAGTCTTTTACATCTTCCATCATGGGCACTTCGGTATGTAACCAATGTGCCTGTTCGTGCTTGAGCCAGCTGTCATAGGCCCAGGGAAAACTAAATGGTTTAAAGAAGCTACGTTCTTCAGTTAGTTTATATTTTTTAGTTGTCATACTAGTTGCACCAGCTAGATTTAGCTTCACCAAAGTATGGACGAGCTAGATTATTTTTAATCAGCAACTGACTTAATCTCTGACCATCCAAGATGACATCTCCTAATACGCGTCCACCAAATTTATCCCAGTCAACTAATTCTACCTGAATCTGTTTAGCATTGGCCACGGCCTTCTTGGTAAATTCTGTTGCAGCAGCACCACCAGCTGCTTCCTTATCACATTTAGCACGAGGAGCTTTTTCTGGGGTGTCAACACCTAGCACACGAATACTTAACTGTTGTTTAAGGGGAGCTGGTAAATATGGAGCTTCTATGACTACTGTATCACCGTCTTTGACTGCTGTAACTTTAAAATTATGTACAACACCTGCAGCAGGCTTAGCCCAGCTATTAGTGAGGGTCGTCAAAACGAATGTTGGCATTAGTACTGCTAATAAGAGAATCTTTTTCATGGTTGTCCTTGTTGATTAATTGTGTTGAATGTTGTGGTATTTCTTGGACAGGATCGGCTAGATTACGTTTAAGAGCTTCTAGCTCATAGGTTCGTTTTCTAAGATCGCTGCTACTGTATGTGTGTTCTCTTGGATGATAATATAATTCTATGCCTCTGTCAATACAGTATTGCTTACCTGTAAAGTCTCGGTTTAGATACTCCTCACTTAAAAATCTAATGTGAATGGTCTGTGTCATGATCAGGTTTAATAACTCAGCTTCGGTATCATAGACTAGTATTTCATCAACGTACTTGCAGCCCTGTAGCTGTACATAGCGTTCATAAATGCTCTGCACTGGGCGATTCTTTACGCCTGGTCGATCCATGGTTGGGTCAGTCTGCAGGGCTACTTTTAAATAGTCACAGCGTTCCTTTTCCATTTTAAGCATGGTAACATGACCGGCATGAAGTAAATCAAAACTACTGCAATTAAATCCTATTTTCATTACCAATGTTTCCAAATATTAAGT